GTTGGTACCCCTGGTACTACGCCTGCTACGTCGCTGGTTCTGCTGCAAGCTCAACAGAAGCTGAACGAAAACGCTGCTGTGATGTCGCCGCGCTACGCCACCGTCAACCCTGCCGCTAACGCTGGTCTGGTTGAAGGCATGAAGGGCTTGTTCAACCCAACTGATACGATCTCGAAGCAATTCAAGAACGGTATGATGGGTACAGGCGTTCTGGGCTTTGACGAAATCAACATGAGTCAGTCGATCAAACAACACACTACCGGTACCCGTGCTGCAACTGGCGCTACTACTGGTGCTGCTGTTACGTCTGAAGGCGCTACCACGCTGACACTGACCGTTGGTTCGGGCGAAACGATTGCTGTTGGTGACGTGTTCACGATTGCTGATTGCTACGCTGTCAACCCGCAGACCCGTGAATCGACTGGTTCGCTGTTCCAGTTTGTTGCTCTGGCCTCGACGACTGTTAGCACGACCGCCACTGTGACCGTTGCCCCGATCTACTCGTCGGCACACGCTCTGGCTACCGTCAACTCGCTGCCTGCTAATAGCAAGGCAGTCGTGTTCATCGGTGCAGCCTCGACTCAGTACGCACAAAACCTCGTGTACCACAAGGATGCCATCACGTTTGCTACGGCTGACCTCCTGCTGCCGCAGGGTGTTGACATGGCTTCGCGTGCTGTTCACAACGGCATCTCGCTCCGCGTTGTTCGTCAGTACGACATCAACAACGACCGTATGCCTTGCCGTATCGACGTTCTGTACGGCTACAGCACGATCCGTCCGCAAATGGCCGTCCGTATGTGGGGCTAATCTGAATTGGGGGCTTCGGCCCCCATTCTGAATCTTTTTGAAAGGAATCATCATGGCAATCGCAAATGGCGCTGGTCCGTACCAGTTTACCGATGGCAACACCGACGCAGCTAAACTGCTGGGCGGTACAATCCTCACCTCTTCGACTGGTGCTGGTCTGTACTTCCTAACTACGGCTGTAACGGCTAACTCGACTACCACTACTGCTCCGGCTGGTTCGATTGGTGTTACCACCAACGCAACTGGTCTGGGTAAACTGTTTATCTCTGATGGCAGCAAGTGGCAATTTGCTGTAGTTGCTTAACTAGCAAGGATGGGGGCTTCGGCCCCCTTCTAAAATTATGCCAAATATCTACTTGAAACATCCTATCCATGGCGCTAAAGTTGCTACAATGGAAATGGAAGCAGAATACGATGAACAAAATGGCTGGGTGCGTTATAATCCTGACGAAACCAAGCCAGAACCTGAGATTCCGGCTTTCCTGCAAGAACCGGTAAACGAGCTGACCGCTCCACGAAAAGGGCGTCCGCGCAAGAATAAAGAGGTCTGATTATGGCAGTCACCACAGCAGCAGATCAAATCTACGCAGCACTTCGATTGATTGGGCAGCTTGCTGAGGGTGAGCAGCCATCGGCAGATACAGCGCAGGATGCGCTGACTGCGCTAAATCAGATGCTGGACTCGTGGAATACTGAGCGCCTTTCGGTGTTCTCGACTCAAGATCAAGTTCGCACATGGCCGTCTGGTACCCGCAGCATGACGCTGGGACCAAGTGGTACGTTAATCGGTAATCGTCCGGTACAACTAGACGATGCCAGTTATTTCCGTGACCCTAGCACCAACGTGTCCTACGGGATTAAATTTATCAACCAGCAGATGTATGATGGAATCGCTGTTAAAACGGTAACCTCCACATACCCGCAGGTCATGTTTACCAATATGACCTTTCCGGACATTGAGATGTATGTGTACCCAGTTCCTTTGCGGGATCTGGAGTTTCACTTCATCTCGGTTGAAGAGCTGACGCAACCGGCGTCGCTCTCCACCACATTAGCTTTCCCACCAGGTTATCTGCGTGCGTTCAAGTACAATCTGGCTTGTGAAATCGCCAATGAGTTCGGTGTAGAACCACCTCAAACGGTACAGCGCATCGCTATGACCAGCAAGCGCAATCTGAAGCGCATCAACAATCCTGATGATGTGATGGCAATGCCTTACGGTATCGTTGCCAAGCGTCAGCGTTTCAACGTCTATGTCGGCAACTACTAATGAAAACACCGATTCTTGGATCAGCTTATGTTGCTCGAAGCGTCAATGCGGCTGATGCACGCATGGTCAATCTGTACCCAGAGATCGTACCGGAGGGCGGCAAAGAGCCTGCTTTCCTAAGTCGCTGCCCAGGATTGAAGTTTCAGAATCGTGTAGGTGTAGGCCCGATCCGTGGTCTATGGTCACACCAGACTTACGGTGATGACTTCTATGTGGCTTCCGGTAATGAGTTCTATCAACTTGATAGCATTACCGGCACAGCCCGTAAGTTAGGTAACATCTCCGGCACAGGTCCAGTATCAATCGCTGACAACGGGTATCAGTTGTTCATTGCTTGCGGTGCCAAGGCGTACATTTACAATGAGCAGACTGACACGTTTGCTCAGATCACCGATCCTGACTTTCCAGGTGCAGTCACGGTAACGTATCTTGACGGCTACTTCGTGTTCAATGAACCGAATAGTCAAAAAATCTGGATTACGTCGTTTCTGGACGGTACCTCAATTGACCCGTTAGAATTTGCCAGCGCTGAGGGTTCTCCTGATGGCGTGGTGGCAATTATCGCTGACCACAAGGAATTGTGGGTATTCGGTACCGATACTACAGAAGTCTGGTATGACGCTGCTTTAACCGACTTCCCGCTGGCACCGATTCAAGGTGCGTTTAATGAGTTTGGTTGTGCTGCACCATTTTCCATCGCCAAACTTGACAACACGATCTTCTGGCTAGGTACAGACCCACGTGGTGCTGGCATCGTGTATCGCGCTGAAGGCTACATCGCTAAACGCATCTCGACGCACGCAATTGAGTGGCAGATTCAGCAGTACTCAACACTCGATGATGCAATTGCTTTCTCGTATCAGCAAGACGGTCATACGTTTTATGTGTTGAGTTTCCCGACGGCCGGTAAGACATGGGTGTATGACATCGCCACTAATGCGTGGCATGAGCGTGCAGGATGGACTAATGGTGAGTTTACGCACCATCGTGCCAACTGTTACTGCAATTTCCAAGGTAATCCGATCATCGGTGACTTTGAAAACGCCAACATCTATACTTACGATCTGGATACCTACACCGATAACGGTCAGCCTCAAAAGTGGCTGCGTAGCTGGCGTGCGCTGCTGACAACTCAGAACAATCTGAAGCGTACCGCTCAGCATAGCTTACAGCTTGATATTGAGGCCGGTGTCGGCCTAAACGATGGTCAAGGTAGCGATCCTGAAGTCATGCTACGCTGGTCTGATGATGGTGGTCACACATGGTCCAGCGAACACTGGAACAAGATCGGTAAGATCGGTCAGTACGGCAAGCGCGTTATCTGGCGTCGATTAGGTATGACTGAGAAACTACGGGACCGTGTTTATGAGGTTTCCATGACTGATCCAGTCAAGACGGCTATCATGGGTGCAGAATTGTCAGTGAGTCCGACAGGTGCCTAATCCACCCAACATTACCAACATCACGCCCCCGCGTGTTGCCATTATTGATGAGCGCACGGGGGCTGTTAGTCGTGAGTGGTTTCGATTCTTCTACAACCTGTATTACGCTACAGGTGGTACAGATCCTGGTGGTGCGATCCCTGTAGGTCGTGGGGGTACGGGCACTAATGTAACCCCAGGTAACGGTCAGCTATTGATCGGTAACAGTGTTGGTGGCGTGTACAATGTAGCCGACTTGGGTACAGGTCCAGGTATTTCTAAGACCGTTGGTAACGGGTCGCTGAATATTGAGAATACCGGTGTCCTGTCTGTCACAGCAGGTCAAGGGATTGACGTAGATCAGGCTACAGGTGATGTCACAGTAGCCGTTGGTGTGCAGCCGTATCTTGACTTTGATGACAATCTGGCTAATCCTACTTATCAACAAGGACGTGTATTCTTTGACAGTAACACCAAAGCATTGTCGTATTACAACGATGTCTCAGATGTCACGGTCAACATCGGTCAAGAAGAAATCATCCGTGTATTCAACAATACCGGTGCTGACATTCTGAACGGGCAGCTTTGCTACATTAGCGGTGCGGCAGACGAGTTTCCCGAAGTTACACTGGCTAAAGCTGATGCAGAGGTCACAAGTGCTTCTACTATCGGTATGGCTACTGCTGACATCGCAGATCAGAGCTACGGATACATTGCAACCAGCGGCATTGTTCACGATGTAGATACGTCCACCTTTACAGCTGGTCAGCCATTATATCTGTCCGCCTCTGTTGCAGGTGGGTACACAAACGTAGCTCCATTGCAACCTAGTTATGCGATTGTCATTGGCTATGTGACATCAATCGATGCTGCGACTGGCGC